ATGAACGATTGCGTAATTCTTGAAAAGATTTATCTGCCATATTATTCTAGTATATAAGTATTTACAACAACCAAGTTAAACTTTCTTTTTTGTCATTTACAGTAAATTCCATCGTCTTTTGATGATCAGGTACAGTGCTTACTTGTTTTGGCACAGTTATTTGACTTGTTACTTTTGATATTTTAGAAACCATTGCTTTATTATAAGCTATTTGTTCGTTTCTAAGTTTTAAAGCTGTTTCACGAATCCACAATCCAATGCCTAGTGACATAACTAAATCATCATTATATCCCTTCATAGCCTCAGCTTTAGCTCCATTCCATATAAACACATTCAATTCCTCATAAAGTCTTTTAGACTTGATTATAACACCTTTTTCTCTAAAAAAGTTTTCTAGTTTACTAATAATTAATGGTCTATTTTTACTAGTGGTTGTAAATCCGGCCACTAATTTTTTGTCCGCCGAATTTAATTTATTAGTATATGTTTTTTCCACATCTATAACAGTTAAATCAGCTGCACTATAAAATGTATTTTGATAATCTCTATCTATAATTTGTTGAAGTGTAGCCCAACCCACGTTATTGTTTTCCACGACTAATAACGCATTATTATATTCAGTTGCAACACTTACCAACAAGTTTCCATAATCCTTGGTAGTTAATTGTCCTTTATATTCCGCAACTTGTTCCAATGTTTCTATGTCAAAGATATGAAATGCGCTATAATCTGCTCCATCTCCTCTCGCACAGTCGGCCGTTAATATGTAATTTTTACTATAATTTGGATAATCCCATATCCAAAAATCTTGATTATTACCACGTTTTTCAATTGGATCTTTAATATAAGTTTGTTTATAAAACTCTAAAATATCAACACTCACAACTTGATTACCAGATGTACTAAAATCACAATCACATTCTTGCGCTGCACCTTTTACACCTGACAATTCTGTTTGTTTATCTCTCCAAGCTTGATCTCTTTCTGGATGTAGATGCCATGGTAATCGTATTGTTTTAAAGTTGTTCTTACCTTCTTCAGCTTCTACCCACGTTTTATGAAAGAAATTACCAACACCATTTGGCGTACTTAATATAATAGCTCTACCACCAGTAGACAGTGTATATTGTGATGACAACCAAATTTCTTCAATACCGTCAATAAATGCAGCTTCGTCAATGATTAGTAAAGATAGTGCGGATGATCGACCAGCGGTACCAGCAGATGATACTGCTTTGATTTGCGATCCATTTTTTAGACGTAATGAAAGACGATTGTCTTCTACACAGGGAACTTTTAACCAAGACGGCAAGTTATCATTAGCAAATCTAACTTTGGTAACGATTTCTTTTGCGGTTTCTTGAGTAATACTAATACAAAGAATATTCTTATCGTTATGGAATGTCATTAACCACAAACTATAAGCTGCTGTAAGAGTACTAATACCCATCTGACGACTTTTTAATACAATATTAAGACTATTATCTACGAAGTCTGATAGAGTTGTCTCTTGAAAAGGAAACAATTCAAAGTTACAAGTACCACGAATAGGATGTTGGATCTTAACATACTTTTTCATAAAGTATATTGGATCCTCAATACACTTCTTATACTCTTGCTTTATTATTTCTCTTAGATTTGGCTGACTCATACTTTTCTTCGTAATCTTTTATCTTAGCGTTTAGTTCTTCTAAACGTTTATAGAGTAGTTCTAAATCTTTATTTAGATCCTCTAGTATTTTATTATAATCTTGAATGCCTTCCCATCTTTCAAATGAACCATCTTCTTCTAAGAATTCAACTGGTTTTCCTTGATTTTCTTCGCAGAACTTTTTACTTTCTTCAAACTTTTTCTTATAATCTTCCAAAATACTACGTTCATTTTTTAAATCCTGAAGTTCGTTATATACGTCGAACATTCCGATTAATTTAAGATTTGTTTGGAAATCAATAAAACAATCGTAGCAATATCCTGTTTTGGGCCAAACACGATCATCTAAATAATTGCCCCAACGAACATCCATCTTACAACATTTACAACGTTGTTCATTGATAATCGTAGCGCGTTTTTGAACTCTACGTTTGCTTCCATTTTTCCAAACCCATTTTCTACCTTGACCGTCCTCCCATTCTTCACCTTCTTTGCGTTTATTGTTCTCCAAATTGGCATCATAGCCAACTTGTACGAATGGACGTTCGCCCGATAAGTAATCTTTTACAATTGATAAATTGCTTTTACCTGATGCTTTCTTCATAACAAATATGTATTTAATTTATTTCTTAAACTTACTGCCGAGACCTTTTATAATAAAACTTCCTGTAATTTTAAATGGATTACCATAAATACTTGAGTCTCTTACAACTATACCTTCGTGTTTTTCTAAGTCTCCAATTTCACTGGTAGCATTTTTTAATATTTCATCTCCCAATTTAATTGTGGTTAAATAAACAATAGTATCATTAACTATTTTATTTACATCTTGACCTGGAAAATCTTGACTGATATTCTTACTATCTACCGCTTTTAAAAATTGTTCACGGGTAATAAGAGGAGTTTTAAACTTTAATCCTTTTAACCAATCTTTCAAAGACTTAGTTACAGCTTCGCCAGTGGGATACAATGTAACTTGTTGCGTCAAAACGCTTGCTAGTTTTGGTTCTGATTTGAAAGTAGTGTCAATGCTACCCAATACCTTAAAACCACTCTTCATAGCAACCTTATTTAATTTGTTTATATAAGACTGCATTGCGGTTTTATCATATGGTATTTCAACAGCTTCTCTTGATTTAACACTTCCGTCTTTACCAAATGTTTTTGGTTTAATTTCTTTTAATCCGTGGATAGCTAAAAAGTTTCCAATTTCACCATATCCCAACACATTTGTTTGTCCCTCTACATATTCAATGTTGAATAGTATATTAGGATTATCTAGTAACCCAAGCGTTTTCAATTCGGATCTTGTGGATGGAATTGCAGCATCAAAAATATTGATAACTTTAGTACCTATATTAACAAATCCGTGACCGGTTCCAAATCTTGTCTCCAAATCTTCAGGTCTCATTCCTTTGATATCAAGTGGTTTTGCTGATCCACGATCCATTACAAATTGACCGTTTACCATACGGATACTTGCATTAACACCGTCAATCTTTACACTACCGGCGCCTTGCTTCAGAGACTTTACTGCTTTCGCAAATACATCTACCAATTTAGCGCCAGTATTTACAAAATCAAATGGATGTGCCATATGACCTCCGGCACCACCTTCTTGTATTACTTCACTTAAAATGTTATTTAGTCTTATCATATGGTTTTAAAAATGTTTTATCAAATACAGTAATTGCTTTTTTGTAAGAACTCTTAGTTTCGTCTAGACTATTATCAGTAAATTGCCAATTCCAAAATAATTGGTCTGGTGTTTTGAATCCAAAAAACTGAAGTACTTCTTTTTGTGTTTGTGTAACATCTTTGCCATTCCAATTTTGTCCAGTTGCAATGAATCCTGAATCTATATCTTTTACTATATTGCTTTCACCCAAAGTAGAATGTCGGTTCTCAATCCAAGTCAATCTTTCAATTAATTTCTGATAAAAACCATTAGCTTGTCCCCATCTTACACTAGCAAAAAATAAAACAACATCGCTTTCAAATAATTCTTTACTTATTTTCCACAATTCATCGCTTTTATTATTTATACTAGCCCAACAACGATGTTCTCCTGTTGGGTTTTTTTCTTTATCTTTTAAAGATGAATCTTTTGTACCACAATGATTTCCCCATTTTGACGATACATTGCCCTCACACGGAACTATATTTAATTTGGTAGTATCTATCAATGATACTTTTTCTTTACCTAATAATTCTTGCATTTTAATTGCTAATTGTGTACTCTTAGCAATATCGTCTTTGTGACCACTCCATCTATTACTGGTTGTAAGCAATAGTACTTTGTTCTTGGTACGTAAATAGTCTATTGTCTTTTTGTATTTACGAGCATAAAGATCCATATCTTGCTCGCTTTGAGGAAGTTTGGCTTCTAATAATAAATCGTTTAAACTAATCATTTTGATAATTGGTATAAAATTATTTGTTTGTTTTTTTAACGCAGTTGGGATATTTTTTACCAAACAATGTTTTCATACCTTTTTGCGTATATCCCTTCCAACATTTCTCTTCTATATTATTTTCAACCACTCCATATCCAGAACCATATGGAGATGATTTACCAGATTCTGGATTGGATGTTTCTTTATTTAATTTTATTGTTTTTGCTTTTGAGGCCTCTTTACGTTGTATAGCATAGTCTAAAGCACTTTTCAATC